GTAGAAGTATTCCAGTCTCGAATTGCCCCGGGTGGACAGATCGAGGGCGTGGACTTTACCCAAGTTAGCCCATACCGCTTAGGCCGTAGCCTCTTTAATCGCGTGTCAGGACTTCTCGGAGCGTTTATCGACACCGATTCAATGGTGCAATAATGCCTGCTTCAACAATCCTCGACACAGTACGCCAGCCACTAGCTACAGCCTTCGCAGGCGTTGCAGGCAATGTCTACGCTTATGTCCCAGAAGCTCCCATGGTGCCTTTCGTAGTTACAGTCCCGGATTCTCCTTACCTTGAATTAGAGACCATTAACAAGTCAACGCTTCACATTAAAATCAATCTTGTAATCTCAGTCGCGGTTGCCTATAACAGCAATCCGGCTTCGCTCGACAATCTCGAGCAGCTCGTAATAAGTGTTCTGAAGGTGATCCCAGCAGGGTACACAGTCGGAGCGGTTGAAAAACCAACAGTAACTCAAGTTGGCCCTTCCAATGTATTGGTGGCCGATATCAGAGTTTCTACCTACTATACACAAACAAACTAAAGGAAAATAATATGGCAACTGTAGTAATCACAGGTCGCGATATTTCTCTATCTTTCACAGGTGGAACAGATATCGAGGCACAAGCACTTTCAGCAGTCCTAACAAAGACTAACCTTCGCGAGACATACCAGACTCTCGATGGCGAGGCTTACAAGACTACAAACATCGAAGGCACATTTGCACTTTCAATGCTTGCTGACTGGGGTAAGGCAAACTCAGTATGCGAAGCTCTATGGACAGCAGCAGAGTCAGCACCAGACACAGACATCACAGTCAGCCTCACAGCAGCTACAGGCGCAGTTTTTTCATTCCCAATCATGCCTGAATTTCCAACAGCAGGTGGAGCCGGAACAGATGCACAGACTGTAGACTTTACATTCAAGGTATCAAAGGGTGCGGTCACAGAGACCTTCTCCTAGAGAATAGAAACGGGAGCAAATAAATGCAACAGCAAATAACAATTAAATATATAGACGGAACCGAAACCAGTTACATGGTTCGCCCGCCAGATTACGCCCGCTGGGAAATGGCAACTAAGAAGGTCATTTCTCAGTTCGGCGGAATGTGGGACATTCTTTATGTAGCACATAGCGCCATGAAGCGTGAAGCAGGCGGTAAGCCGACTAAGACACTCGATGTATGGATGGAATCTGTAGACGATGTTGAAGTAGGTGAAGGAAACCCAAAAGTCATTCAAGAGGAAGCGTAAGCCGACTCTTAGTTGAACTGGCAATAGCCACACAGATTCCAATGGATCACTGGCAAACTGCCGAGGATATTCTCACAGCTATAGAAGTATTGGAGCAGCGTAATGGCAAGTGAACTAGTAGCACTTGACCAGACGGAGTTGCGCCAGGTATTCAAGGCTCTAAAGAATATGGGTGAGGAAGCCAACGATGAGGCCAAGCGCCAATCAGGCGCTCTGGCTGAATTCGCTCGAGATGAAGTTATCCAGAAGGCTAACTCTCTTGCAAGCAATAAGGTAGCAGGCCGAATCGCTCAGGGTTCCCGGGTTAAGAAATCAAGCCGTATCGGTGAGATTACTTATGGATTTGCTTCTCAGAAATTCTCAGGTGGCGCGACCACTAAGACAATCTGGGGCGGTTCAGAATTCGGATCCAACAAGTTTAAGCAGTTCCCTGTGTGGTCAGGCCGTGAAGGTCGAGGCTCTAAGGGCTGGTTTATCTATCCAACGCTTCGCAAGATTCAACCGCAGATCGTGGCTAGATGGACTGAATCATTCGATAAGATTCTGAAGGAGTGGGGCTAATGGCAACAGGTACAAGAGCGTTAACGCTCAAGCTTCTTGCTGATGTTGATAACTTCACTAAGAACCTCAATAAAGCAGATAACGATGTTCTTTCATTTGGGGATAAGGTTTCAGACTTTGGCAAGAAAGCCGGTCTAGCCTTTGCAGCTGCCGGAGCAGCAGCCGTAGCCTATGCGGGCAAGTTAGCCATCGATGGTGTTAAGTCTGCCATTGCTGATGCAGCAGCCCAGGAGAAGTTAGCCCTTACTCTTAAAAATGTAACTGGTGCTACAGATGCTCAGATAGCCGCTACAGAGGATTACATAACCAAGACTTCCCTAGCCTTTGGTGTCACCGATGATGATCTCAGACCATCCCTAGAACGCCTTGCAAGGGCTACTGGAGATGTCGAGAAGGCTCAAAAGCTTCAGACCGTAGCCATCGATGTCGCTGCGGGTTCAGGCAAGTCTCTTGAGGCAGTTACTAATGCAATGGCTAAGGCCGCCGAGGGCAATACTGCCGCTCTTTCTAAGTTAGGCATTGGACTTACATCCGCTCAGCTGAAGACCATGAGCATGGATCAGATAACAGCCCAACTTGCATCTACTTTCGAGAATCAGGCATCTACTCAGGCAGACACATTCCAAGGCAAGTTAAACCGCCTCACTATTGCCTTTGATGAAGGTAAGGAAACAGTTGGCGCGTTTATCCTCGATGCCATCACTCCAATGGTGGAAATCATTGTTAAAAATGTTATCCCAGCAATTCAGGATTTTACTTCTAATTTAGGTGACAAGCTTCAGCCAGTAATGAAGGTTATCCAGCCAATTATCAATGGACTACGATCTGCCTTTAATTCAGTTAAAGATTCTCTAGCTGCCAACAATGACGAGCTTCGCCCATTCTTTAACCTTCTAAAAAATATTACAGACTTCGTAGTTACTTATGTAGCCCCTGCAATCGGTGAAACCCTTGGCCTAGCCTTCAAGGCTCTAGGCAAAATCATTGCAACTATTATTGACCAGTTTGCTAACTTCGTAGATCAGATTACTAAGATTTATAACACTATCAAGGGCATTATCGATGCTATCAAGGGTGCAGGCTCAGCTGTAGGTAACTTCTTTTCTGGCGCTTCTTTTAGCGGAGCAACCACTCCAGCGGCTCCTATGGCTCCAAGTCCAGCGCCAGCAGCGCCTTCAGTTCCACGCTATGTTTATGCAAGCACCGGCAGCACCAATATCACGGTGAACGGCGCAATCGACAGCGAGTCAACCGCTCGCCAGATCGTAGGACTTCTTAACGATTCCTCAGCTCGAGGAACCCTCGGTGGCTCTGGACTCGTATTCGTATGACCGCCTATACCCCTTCCTATAAGATTTTAGTCGATGGCGATGAAGTCACAGATGTAACTATTGCCAACCTTACGGTTACTTCAGGCAGAACCGATATCAATGTCCAGCCTATTGCTGGCTATTGCCAGTTGCAGTTAATGAATCTTGATAACTCCAGTTATAACTTTACGGTGGGAACCGGGATAGCGGTAGAAGTAACTAATTCATCTGGGACTTATATCCCTATCTTTGGCGGCTACATTTCAGACTTTACTATCGCTGTTAATAGAGCCGGTGATCGTGGATATACCACCGTAGCAACGATTACAGCCCTCGGCGCATTATCTAAGCTGCCTAAAATTATTGATAACGGTGTTCTATCGCAAGACCAAGATGGAGACCAGATTTACACGCTCTTATCAGGTTATCTTCTAGGTCAATGGAATGAGGTTCCAGCAGCTCAGACTTGGGCTACTTATAACCCTACGGAAATCTGGGCTAACGCAGTAAATATCGGCTTAGGAGAAATTGACCGCCCGGGCGATTACACTCTTATTTCACGATCATCGAGCAAGATAGACCTTTACACACTTTGCACAGATATCGCTAATTCAGCTTTCGGCGTTCTTTATGAAGATGCAAATGGCAATATCGGCTATGCAGACCAGACCCATCGACAGGACTATCTGGCGGCTAACGGGTACACAACCCTTGATGCTAACCATGCCAATGGAATTGGACTAGCTGCTACCACTCGAGCAGGAGATTTAAGAAACTACTTCAACATTATCTATGATAACAATGGCAATCAATCTTATGTCGCTCAAGATACAGAAAGCCAGTCTCTTTATGGCGTTTATGCAGAATCTTACACTTCTCGAATCAAACACACGGCAGATGCTGAAGCCTTGGCAGATCGTTATATCGAGCTGCGAGCCAACCCATATCCTAAGTTCCAGAGCATTACCTTCGTTTTAGGAAACCCGGAAATTGATAATGCTGACAGAGATGCCCTTATCAACATCTTTTTAGGCCAGCCAGTCTGGATTCAGAATCTACCGCCTAACATTACCGGCGGGGAATTTCAAGGCTACATCGAGGGCTGGACATTTAGAGCAAGCCTCAACAACCTAAGCGTGACTTTCAACGCTTCTCCAATAAACTTCTCCCAAGTTGCGGTAAAATGGGAGCAGGTAAATGCAGCAGAGACTTGGAACACACTCAACACAAGCCTAACCTGGCTTAATGCGATCGGAGTAGTAGCGTAATGGCAACAACAACAACTAACTTTGGGTGGGATATCCCTCAGTCGACAGACCTAGTAAAGGATGGCGCTACCGCTATTGCTGCACTTGGCCAAGATATTGACACAGCCCTAGTAGACCTTAAAGGCGGCACCACCGGCCAAGTATTAGCCAAGGCATCTAACACAGACCTTGATTACTCATGGGTCGCTCAAGATGACTCAAACGCTATTCAGAACGCTATTGTCGATGCCAAGGGTGATCTTATTTCTGCAACCGCAGCTGACACTCCAGCACGCCTAGCAGTTGGCACAAATAACCAAGTTCTTACTGTCGATTCAACTACTGCTACAGGCCTTAAGTGGGCTACCCCGGCAGCATCAACATCAGGATTTACATTTATTTCTAGATCAACATTCTCGAATGTGGCTACAGTAGACCTTGACAGCATTTTTACTAGTACTTACAATGTTTACCAAATTGTCCTAGAGACCA